CGCTCGGTCCGCAGGGTATCAACCTGATGATCAAGCGGCGTACCGGTCAGGCCATCGACGATCTCCAGGTCAGCGGCCACAGTCTGCGCCGCGGCTTCATTACCTCGGCCGTCACCGCCGGTAAACCGATGAACAAGATCATCGAGGTCACCCGCCACAAGGACATCCGTACTTTGCAGGAGTATTTCGACGATGCCCACAAGTTCTCGGATCACGCCCTGGATGGCTTGCTATAAGATAACCGCGGCACTCTATAGATTACGTTAAATGAGGTTTCAAACTAGCCCGCGCTGGAATTGTCCAGTTATGACGGTTTGATTGACATGGAACGTAATCTAACAAGAAACTTCATTTTTCGTTGGTTTGAATGCGGATTTAGCAAGGAGGAAACGGCAAAACTTTGTTTTGTATCTGTGACAGAGGTCACATTGTGGGATGAAGGAAAAGAGATCCCACCTGTATGTAAACGAGTCATGAGGATGGCAGCAGGTAGGGAGCTACCATCCATATTCGAGCGATATTGGGAAGGCTGGCGGATGTCTGGCTATCACCTCATCACCCCCGCAGGCTCCCAAATGACCCGACAGCGGCTTGAACTCATCGACATCATGGGCGCAGACCATTTCAAACGGTGGCAGTCGCCGCGCAAGAAATATCGCTACTACAGATAAAGACAAGGGGCCTGACGGCCCCTTCGTTTTTCAGGGGTTCGTGCCAATGGGAAGCAGCAGGGTGAATTCCCCCCGTATTACTACACGGGGGGCAAACCGGCTGGTGCTGCGAGTGCAGCTTGTCTTCGACAGGAGGCATAGGAAGGCGCTGGACGTGCCCTATAGCCTTCGGCTGGGCACTATAGCGGGGCAGTAAAGACGGTTTAGCAGGGAAGGGGGCGGAGCCGGGCACAGGGAGCGATGGGCATGTTCCGGCGCCGGCCTACGTCATTTCAATTTAACGTAGGGGAGCGCCTTATAGGGGCTTGCGCCCTGGTTCATTGACTCTCTTTGAGCTTGCGGGCCTTGGCAATGCGTCTGGAACGAGCATGACGCTCAGACCAGTCAGCAAGCCAAATCACACTGAGCAATACCACTGCTGTGAGAAGCAATGCTGCAATCATAGAACCAAAGAAATACCCAATACCCAACGAGAACCCCAGAGTATCAGCAGCGGCCAACAACATCAGGAACACCACAAAGGCAATGGCAAAAGCCAACTGAAAGAACATATCCATGACGATTACCTCTCAATGCCACTGGGGGTTAGCCCGATAGAGCTGCTTGGCGAACTGCCGAAGCTCACGAATATTGGCCCACTGAAGCGGACAATGATCATCCGCCTTCGGCATGGCCACCAGATGCTCCAGGAGCTGAAGACAGAACAAGTAGCTGTAGCCCAGTTCGTCTGCATCAGCCGCGACATTGAGATAGCGTTGGCGCAGTTCAACGCCATATGTGTTAACCATAATAGCGTCTTCATAGACAGACCAAGCCTCAAGAGCCTTGCGCTGAAGGGGCCCAACAGCAGGCATAGGCTCAGGCAAAGGCAAAGGCAAATCAACCTGAGTATGTGAATCACCTTGCAAAGGCTCAGCAACAACAGGCAGAAAACCGGTTTGCCTGTATACAGAAATCAAAGCCCGCACTGCCTCAAGGCATCCCTCGGGAACGCGAACCATGGTTGTCTGCTCTCCCTTCGGTCGTCCAGCACCTGGACGCGCACCACCACGAACACCAGTCATAAGCCACCTCAAGATTGAATTCCGTTTACATTAATCATTATAGCAGCCATTTGATTTATGTGTACGAAATTCAATCATTGAGATGATCGAGTTTATTTATACTGGGCTGGTCGTCGTCGTCCGCTAGACCGCTCCCTCCTCCTTCCCGCCCGCCGAACCCTTGTCAGTGGTAGAGAAGGGGTTAAGAAGCGCAGGAGAGGCGACCACAGGGGCCTTAGGCTCAATCACCTTAGCCGGCTCACAATACACAGTAACCGACTGGCCGGTTTCGACATTGAACAACTCAGCTTGGCAATAACGCTTGAAGCGAACCGCATACCCCATTGAGAGAAGCTCATCGTTATTGGTGTGATACTCCGTCCCATCTTTGGCATACAGCGAGAACGTCACCACTCCGTTACCCTGGTTGTCCAAAGCCGAGCCCGTAACGTAGACGGCCTTGGCGTTATAAGGGTTCACAAAAACAGGGTGACCAGTAGATACCGGGTGAGTGCCGCCAGTGCCCACAGCACCAGAAACATTCGAAGGAGCTTTAGCAGGATCACCAGCAGTTTGCGAAGATGCAGCCACACCCACCTCAGAACCGGTTTTATCAACTCCAGAATAGGACGGAGAAGAGTGGTAAAAAAAGAACCCAATAGCGAGCGAAATAATGAATAGGTAAAAATAAATAACGGGCGAACTAAAGGGGCCTTTGGACTGACCGGACTTTGTTTGTTTTCCGGTTTGGGTCGACTTGTAGAGAAGAAATGCAGCCAAAGGCACTTTCTCACGATAGACCGGAGAGTTAGCATTCGGAATGCCGTTTGAGCGCGGGTTATGTTCATATATCCTCGGCTTACGTTTAAATAGAAAGAACGAGTCTTTATTTGATTGTGCTTTTGCCAACTCAGCACAACCCCTCACCATTGGCGATATATCACCAATATCCGGTGTAACACAGACAATATCCCAGTTGAATTTGCGGTGACGTTTAAAAGCACCGTTCAGCGTTTTAGGGTAAACAATACGGCCATCAGCATCAAACAACAGACTACCAGTATCATCGTAATCGCACGAATCAAAGGAATCAGGCTTACAACTATCAATGGCCTTGTAATAATCCTCAATAAGCCCCGGAGGCAACTGGTCTTTATATGTTTCTATCGGCTGATAATCTAAATCTGACTCTTTCCATGACCGGTCAGGATAAATATCCTGCACTTCATCCATCAAGATAAAAGAGCCTATTGGTGCCCAGTGAAACCAGCGGCGCCAGAGACGAAGCGCATCCTCATGAATGATATTAATACGATAAAGACGAGTACTATCAGGAAACGTCTCACCAAGCCGCCTAGCAATTTCATCAAGAGGATAACAACCCTCAAGGTTAGTAATACAAATTCGCCCCTTACGCAATGCAGGCAGAAGGTCATACCAAACAGCAGAAGCGGACTTGTAAGAACCATTAGGCCCATGTCGAATAGTAACAGCCATGTCACCACCCCAAGAAATTTAGAGCAAAGCGAGTAACAACAGCATGCAATATCATATTCATGCCATCAATAAAGCCAGACTGGAACAAAAACCATTGCAAAGAAGAGGGCAGGGAGCTTAATAAAGGCTGCAATATGGCAGATATATTAAAGTCCTGCAATATCTGCTGGGCAACAGAATAGCCGACCTTTATCATCATTATCTCGCCTTCTATCTTGAGATAAAGACCCACCTCAACAATATAAGCCAAGGTTCGAGAAACGATATAAGGCACGCCATCAGTAAAGAAAGAGTGTATATCAACTATCGTCCCTGACACCCAATTTATGAATTCGGTTATCATAAATCACTTCCTTGATGTAATGATATATATTGAGTAAAGCGCGCAAATAAATAGAACAATGGCAGCAATGCCCATGTCTATTAATAATTTGAACGCCCCCATACCGAACGGCAACGCCTCACCACGAATGTTCAAAGACCACTCTTCCGGCTGACCACTGGCCGTTAAATTGGTAAAGGCTATCGACTGTTGAAACTGAGTAGACAAATCCTTCATTTCTTGAATAGACGAGTCGCGTTTATCTTTGATTTCTGTAAACGAGGATTCAGGCAATACGTCTTCCCAGAACGCACCAGAACCAGTACCCGGAGTAAAAGGGCCATCTTGACCTGGCTCATCAAGCTTGTCGGAGATACCATCCAAAGCCTGCTTGATGCCATCCAGCTTGCCATTGGCCTGAGCTTGGAGAGAGGCGGTAGCACCACCACCGCCACCACCACCCGACTTGATAATGGCGTTCTGAAGGTCTTTGGAAATGTTCGAGAGCAAATTACCGGTGGCCGCATTCTGAGAAGAGGTAGCCTTGATCTGCGCATTAGCGGAATCAGCTATGGTTTTCGTTACATCTTTCAAAGTGGCCGTCCCATCAGGGCCGGTTGCTGTTGGCTGAACGGGTGTGTTTGTCGCAGAAGACGCGGCATTGGCCAACTGGTTCAGCGAGTCAGTTGTACCTTGTGACGCAGTAGATTCATCGACAGGCTGAGCAGGAGTACCACTGGCTATCTCTGACTCACTCGATACAGGCTCAGGACGAACAACAGGACAGGTAGACCCCGTAAAGGTATAAGTACCCGTCCAGGCACCACTGGAGAGCTGAAGAGAGCTACCAACAGTGGTAATAGAGCACTGCCCGAAGCACTTGATTTCACCAGCGGTAGATCCAACTGTAGGGCCAGCCTGATAGAAGAACTGCGAGCTATTGGTCAGCCCAGCAGCAGCGCCACAGTTAGGAACACATGTTTCCTTGCCATCACTCTGAATACGTACAATAGCGCCCATTTTGCAAACCTTAGGTGAAGTCTGACAAACTTGTGTGCCATTTAATTCAATAGGACCGGTAGTAAAGGTTGGTTTTGCATCAGGTGGACAGACGTATTTTTCAGAGCCGCTAGTGGTATAGGGAGCACCCCAACGGAGTTGATAAGCAAAGCCGGAAGCATTCCAAGTACAATAATATGTTTTTGTAGCTGTACCTGTAATGGTGCAACCATTAGAAACCCAAGAAACAGAGCCCTTAGAGGCGCATTCTGCCATGGATATATTGCCGTAGTTAGAGCCATTGGAAATAGTGCAAGAACCAATTGCGCCCGGATTTAATACATAAGTAAATTTTGCTGGGGCAGACTCAACAGCAAAGGATGAATAAGAAAAAACGAATAAGAGGGCGAAGATCCATTTCATAAAAAAAAGGCGGGTTTCCCCGCCCCCTCGTGTTATGCCGAGTAGACCCCCGAGACGAAGCCCAGCACGAAACAAAGGCCTACTCCGAGGGCCCATAACAGGGCCGGGAACATTACTTACGAGACCAGGCCAGCACAGCACCCAGACCGAAAGTCACCAGCGCGAGACCGACCGCGCCGATGGTCACCAGATCCATGTTCGACATGGCAGTGGCCTTGGCGGCGTTATACTCGGCGGTGATATCCACGGCAAAGGCAGCAGTGGAAGCGACAGCAGCCGAAACAACGACAGCGGCGGGAGCGGCATACTTACGTACCAGATTCATATATTTCATGACACAGTTCCTTTTGTGAAATTAACGTCTACCGAGCCAACGAACTACCCGACCCAAGCTGTGACCGGCAAAGAAAGTCAACAGCATGAAACCGAGGTACTCATTAGCGAGGTTCTGGTCAAATTCCGATAATGCGCCTACTTGTGCTCGATATTGGTCAGGCGTAACCAGCACATATCCCGTGCAAGTATTCAAACCGTCAGCAGTGACGATTAACTCGCCTGTATCAGAGACAAGAAGGCAGCTCATCAGAACTTGCTCTCAGTCGCGGATTTTTCATCCTTGACCAAGGGTTTGGCGGTAGTCTTACCGCCGAACTCATCCTCCACCGGCAAATCGGTTTTGAAGCCGACGACGATGTTTTTGGAGAAGTCACGAGGATCCGATTCAAGGATCAACGTCACCGGAACCAGCTTGGGACAAACAGCCATGTGAGCCAGAACGGCAGGGTCATTCTTGACCGGGAAGCTCTTAGCCTGAAAACCCCAGTTGCGAATAGTGCATTCAGCCATATCTACATTATCCGCAGACACTATGTATTCCAGGCTGGCGAAGTCATACGGCTTAGGGGAACCCGATTTACGGGAAATACCTTTACCGTGAGTGACACACAATACGGTTACGTTGTTGATCTCAGACATGGTTGTACTCTCCAGTGATTAGGCCCTCTGTTGTGGGCGTAGCGAACAGCGAGCAACGGCCATCCAATATTTCAGGCGGCAGCGGCATTAATAAACGAGCAGGAACGTCATCAGGTGATAAATGAGACGTCAATTGATTGATAATTGATTCAAAATTCAAACCTTCAACATGGACCATATAATTGAGCATACGCCCAGCCATTTTCGCCATATTGGCAACCGCAGCATCCCGACCAATACGGAATTTGTTCTTGAAGGTAGTAATACGTACCGGTTCAACCGATTCATCGACCATGGCGGCCAACCACTCAGCGAACTGGGGATACATACCAGCAAAATAAGGGTCAGGGTTAATCAGCACATCAAGCGGAATAATCCGGTCTTTGCTATGAAGCTCACCCTCAGCACGAACCCAGTTAGGATATTCAACAGATGAAAGCTGTTTACCTTTTTCATAGGTGCGGCCACATTTGCCATTGATGCGTGAGCCGATATAGAACGAGCAACCAGACGAAGCGATAAGACCAAAGCGCTTAGCCAACCCCTTGACCATTTCAGGGATAAGCTCACCGGCTTCAATTTTCATCCACTTAGGGGCGTTACCACGGGCAGGATGAAACGCGCCGTTCTTAGCCGCTTCTACGGCTCCAGAGTAAGTAATGATCTCGCCGTTGTAGTCGTCCAACGCCAAGTCGACACGAGTAATCCGAATACCTGGTACACGCTCCATAACACGATACAGAGCGACGAAATCGAGAGCGTCACATCCAGTACCAGAAAAGGAGACGAAACATCCATGGTTAGCAGCGCCCCAAGCGACCAGCCCAGCAGGCACCCCATCAACCATAAGGTCACCAGAGAAACTGTAACCATGAACACCGCCACGACGAGGACGAATACCAAACCGTGGAGCCGGTATCGGTACTCCAATTTCGTGGTTGAGCTCATCAAAGAAAATCTCCAATTCGTTGCAGCAGAGAGAATCAAAGAATTGAATCCCGTATGCATGAATCAAATCGTTGTAGGCGTCGTAATACTTAGCCTCAGGATTGAGCTCGAGAGTTGATGCGTCGAGCAGCTGACCAAGAACAGCCTTAACTTCGGTATTCATACGACGACTAGCGTCATTCTTGTAGGAACGACGAATATTCGACTCCATGGCTTCGTACATGGAGGCCGTGAGAATAGCCCTTGCACCGTCTACAGTGGCCTGAGGAACAGGCACATCACGCAGAACGCGAGCATCGTCTGCAGTAGGAACGGATCGAACATAAATCAGCCCCTTGTCAGTTGCCTTGGGCCGGATATTGCGCAGCAACATGTGGGAATGCTTGTCGAACGCCGGCACCGACTTGAGGATGGCGCCTTGCTTGGCGAGTTCAGCCACACGCTTGAGCTCTTCCGGACTCCAGGTGAAGGAGAGGAAGTCGTGTTTTGTCTTATGACCAGTCATCGAAAAAGACTCCCTGCTCATAGAGATCACGCCACGTGTCATCGGTCACTTCGACCGGTTCAAAATCGGTATCCGGGTAGTTGCAGGCGAGATAGCGCAGACAAGAACCGAGATCAGGGAACATTTCGACCTGACTGGCAACGCTGGCAGTGATCCAGCCGGTAGGCTCTTGTTGCCAGTAGAGGTTGCGCTTCATGGTCGGCTGCATGGTCATTGGGCAAATCCAGAGTCAGCGTTGAAGTCGAGTTCGAGGTCGTCAAAGTACGGAATTTCATCGAACACATCGAAATCGAAGGGGATTTCGCCGTCAGAGTCCTCCAAATACTCTTCAAGCAAGTCGATGGAAGACAGACCGGTTTTGATGGAGATAACAACGTCAGGTGACAAATCACCCTCTACGATGAACAGATACTCGCAAGCCTCACAGCCGTCACCGCCACAGGCTTGGCAAACGTGGTAAACCGGGGTTTGTTGCTGTAGGGTCTGGCGTTCCATGTCTGTATGCCTATTAGCCACTTGGTTAATGTCATTCAACGTCAGCAAATGAAATTTTTCAACCAGTCGGCTTACAGGCATACTTGGCTATAGGAAGACATTGGAAAATCAAAAGAGGGCAAGAAAGATGGACTCTAAAACACTACTTTCCGCATACATGAGAGCGAAAAACATCAGCACTTTGACAGAAGCAGCCAAAGAGATGGGATTTTCAGTACCTTACATTTGCGACATCAATAAAGGATTCAAACAATTTGCTGATGAAACAGTGCTTTATCTAGCAAAAGAACTGAACCTAGATACAGACGAAGTGCTAATAAGCTTGGCGGCAGTAAAAGCAAAGAATCCAGAGGTTCAGGCGAAGTGGTACGACATCTTAAAAAAGCACTGCGCCAGCACAGGGACCGCGCTGGCAGTGAGCTTGATGGCGATGGGAACGGTTAGCCTGGCAGGGACGTCAACCGCGCTTATCATATTTTTATGTTAAATGATATCTTGTTGATCCAATGATATATTTGCAGCGCACTGAACTCACCCTATCAAGAGGGGGAGAGTCAGGCTCCTCACGTTCGTCAGCGAATGGTGAAGAATCGATGAGAGATAACAGGCGATAAGAATCAAAGTTGCAAGGTGATATGAGCCAGGAAATGAAAGTGAGCAGCGCGCAAGACAACGCCGAGCGCCAGCGCCAGCACGTGAAACGCAAGCAGGAAACTCACAGCCGATTGCAATGCTGGATCAGCAATCGCCACGCCGAACGGTTGGCCATGCTGG